ACAGGGTAAAGGTTTTAAAAGTACCCTACTTGTTGATATGAAAGCTAGTGAGGTTGGGTTCTTTGACGAGATGGGTAGTATTTTTGTAACTGATATTGTTAGAGTTGTAGGAGATAACTAATGGAGAATGGCTATTTATTAATACTTTGTATTGTTATCTTTACTTTTGCAATCGCATTAATATTTGTTTTGCAACCAAAAGAAACTAAAAAGTTTGATAAACAAGGCATAGTAAAATACAACGACAATGATTATTAAGGAGGAAGCATGAGTAAATTATTAGAAGCAGTTAAAGAAGCAAGTATATCTGTTGCTTGTTTGCTTGATGATATTGCAGTTAATAAAGATGATATTTTAAATTGTGAATTAGATTTAAATGAACTGCAAAAAGATATTGAACATTTACAAAACCAGATAACAATAATAGAAAATAGTTTAGATGAACGATACTCGTTTTGGAGAGCAACATGACTGAATATAAAGATAAAGTAGAGCAACATGCTTTGTTATTAGAAGCCGAAGCATGGGCAAAGAAAGTTGACTCTATTCATACTTTTAATTCTGATGAAGTAACTATGGGCTATGACTATCCTAATACTTCACGAGAGGGGTATGTAACAGACAAGACTTACAATGATGGTACTGTTGAAAGAATTGTTCACAAGTCTGGAAAAACAAAGTACTTTGGTAAACCTGTAAAAGGTGATAAACTAATTGATATATTTAGAAGGAGTAAAAATGATACATAAAATATCTAACAGCGTGTTAATAGGATTGATAATTATTTACATTGTCGTGATGATGTACGCACTTAGGATGACTTTTGCTACTGTAAACGCAAACACTGAAAGCAATAAAGATAGTCTTGTTACTTTACATGGTAATCAAGAAGCTATTGTTGACAATATGTTTCAGCTTACAGAGATTACAGAAGAGATGGCTCATCAAATATTTATTAATGAAGTAGAAATAAACCGATTAAAGAATGAATTAGGGATGCCCAATGACATAACTAATCAAGCAGAAGAAATCTTTAATGTCCTAGCAGAGGAGAATGTAGAGTGAGTCCTGCTAGTTGGGAAGTTAAAAGAGAAGAGAGAGTAAGGTCTCAAAAGTTTAAAGGTTTAGTAAAAGATTTACCTATTGAGAGTATGACTACTTTAGCTTTCAAAGAAGAGGTCGAAAGACTTTATGTAAAAGTTTATTACGAAGAAGAATAGATGGCTATTCGTAGAGAAATAATAACTATAAAGCATGTCAAGAAAGCTACTTCACAAGGTCAAGCAGGGCGTGGTAGAAGAGTTAAAAAATCTACCAAGCATTTAAACAAACATAAACGTAGACAGCAAAAAGCTAGATACAGAGGACAAGGAAGATGAAGAATATATTTAAAGTGTTATGGTCAAATCCTGATAAAGGAGTATGGGAAGAACCAGACCCGGAAGATTTAAATGTGGAGAATGCTTATAAAACTAGATGGATATGGTATCATACTATACTAGGGATTGAGTTGGCTATGACTAATGTATTACTATTAGGCATAGTTATTATATTAGCTATAAAATTATAGTTGACAGTCAAATAAAAATAAAATAGAATTCAATTATGAATAACAAATGTCAGACTTACGGAGGTAAATAATGGCAATAGTAGATGGAAAAGCTTATTGGGCAAGTGTCACCACACCTAATACGACTTTTGAACCTGTATACACAGTGGACTTAGTTGTAAGTGATGAGGTTGCTAAAGAGTTTGAAGAAAGGGGGATTAAAGTCAAAGACTTTTCTCTGAAAGATGAAAATGGTGAATCACAATACATTGGTAAAGCTCTAACTATTAAAAGAAAAGTTAATGGTAAAAAAGGAGTAAGACCAGCACCTAAGTTAATGGATAGGAACAAAGTTGAAATTAACACTAAGGTGGGTAACGGCTCTGATGTTCGTGTGCAATATAACCAGTACCCTTGGGAGTATGCTGGAAAGTCTGGTATCTCTTTAGATTTTCAAGGAATGCAAATAATAAACCTTGTTGAGATGAAAAGCTCAGACGGGGATGAGTTAACTCCTTTTGGAGATGGTGAGGAATTTTAATGATTATAACTATCAAAAATGACTCAGGTGAAAGCGTCTATGATACTGACAAAATAGAAGATGAAGCTAGAGCAAAAGAAGCTCGAGTGATAATATCAAAAACTTCTACTTTAGAAGTTATCATAGAAGCTTTAAGCTTTACTAGTCAAACGCACAGAAACAATCTAGAGAAACTATTAAATGATTCACCTGAAAGCCTTATCGAACCAGATAAAGAAGAAGAAGTTTCTGAAAAATAACCTCGTTGGTTGTTGTTGTGTAGGGAAGTCCGTGATTAATTTCACGGGCTTTTTTTTTAATTAATTTAATAAAGCTATGGAAAAAACTAAGTTTGTAAAGTATCATGTACCCTGTCCTGAGTGTGGCAGTAGCGATGCTGTTTCAATAAACGAGGATGGTTCAGCTAAATGTTTTAGTTGCTCAAAATTTTTTCCTGACTTTGAAGGAGGCAACATTAAAAATTTAATAGAAGAAAATATCACAAAGGAGAATGTTTATTCTTTTGAAAATAAACACGGAGGAATCTTTGCTCCTTTAACCGATAGACAAATATCACGGGAGACTGCTGAAAAATATGGTGTTAAAGTTGTATATGACTCAGCTGGTGTCTTAGCTCAACACTTATACCCTTACTATAATCAGAGTGAGGTTTCAGGAATTAAAACTAGACTTATACAAGATAAGATGTTTCGTTTTGAAGGAACGATGCAAGGCACTTCTTTGTTTGGGCAAAATTTATTTAAAAGTGGTGGTAAGTATTTAACTATCGTAGAAGGAGAATGCGATGCGATGGCAGCTTATGAACTCTTAGGTAGTAAGTGGGCTTCAGTTTCTATTAAGACTGGTGCTCAAGGTGCTGTCAAAGATATTAAAGAGAATATAGAGTATGTTGAGTCTTTCGATAATGTTGTTATTTGTTTTGACAAAGACGCACAGGGTCAGGAGGCTGCAAAGAAAGTAGCTAATCTTATTAAACCCGGAAAAGCTAAGATAATGATTTTGCCTAATGGGTATAAAGATGCTAACGACATGCTTCGCAAAAATAAACATCAAGAATTTACTAGAGCTTTCTGGGATGCTCAGTCATACACACCTAGTGGGATTATAAGAGTTTCAAAAAAGGTACAATCGTTCTTAAAAAGAGAACTTAAAGATAGTGTACCTTATCCTTGGCAAGGTCTAAATAAAAAACTATATGGATTAAGACAAGGAGAGTTAGTAACTCTTACAGGAGGTACAGGTCTTGGTAAATCTAGTATCACTAGAGAATTAGAACATCATTTAATAAATACTACAGATGATAACATTGGGATAATAGCCCTAGAAGAAGACTGGCGTAGAACTGTTGATGGAATTTTATCAATAGAAGCTAACGCAAGATTATATATTGATTCAATCAGAGAAGAATTAAATCCAGATAAACTTAAACAAATGTACTCAAAGTTATTTGATGACGATAAAGTTTTTATTCATGCCCACTTTGGTACTAATGACATTGAAGACATATTCGCTAAACTAAGATACTTAATTGTAGGTTGTGATTGTAAGTGGGTTATAGTAGACCACCTACACATGCTAGTTAGTGCTTCTAACGAGGGAGATGAACGTAGAACTATTGATATGATTATGACTAGACTAAGAAGTTTAGTAGAGGAGACTGGTGCAGGTATAATATTAGTTTCACATTTACGTAGAGTAGAAGGTAATAAAGGACACGAGAATGGTATCTCAGTTAGTTTATCGCACTTGCGAGGGTCTAACAGCATTGCTCAGTTGTCTGATTGCGTCATAGCTTTAGAACGAGACCAACAATCCACAGACGATATAGAGTCAAGAACTACCCGACTAAGAATTTTAAAATCTAGGTACACTGGTGACGTAGGTTTGGCTTCTTCTTTACTGTACGATACAGAGACAGGAAGATTAGCAGAGCATTTTGATAGTGAATTAGAAATATTAAAAGAAGAATCACCTTTATAAAATGGAATTAGTTTTTGATATAGAAACAGATGACTTAGATGCTACTAAGATTTGGTGTATTGTAGCTATTGATGAGAACGATAAAGTTTACTCTTATTCTGAGGATAACATAGAAGAGGGGATTGCTCTTTTAGAAAAAGCCGACAAACTTATTGGTCATAATATTATTGGATTTGATATACCAGTAATTGAAAAGTTGTATGATATAGATTTATATGACGAGAAGAAAATTATTGATACGCTAGTTCTTTCTAGGTTGTTTAATCCTATTCGTGAAGGCGGACATAGTTTAGAAAAGTGGGGTTATCGGTTAGCATTAGCTAAGTGGGATAAACCAGACTTTACTACTTATTCAGAAGAGATGTTAAAGTATTGTGTTCAGGATGTTAAAGTAAACAAAAAATTATTTGAACATCTTAAAAAAGAATCTATTGGTTTTTCTGAAGAAAGCATTAAGATAGAAAATCAAATTACTCAAATATTAGCTACTCAAAAAAGCAATGGTTTTAAATTTGATTTAAAAAAAGCTATGCTTTTGACTAGCGAGTTGCAAAGTAATATCAAACAGGTGGAGGATGAAGTTCACGAAACATTTAAGCCAAAGTGGATAGAAGAAAAATTAGTTACACCTAAATTAAAAAAGGATGGAACTTTATCTAAATCTGGATTAACTGATTATGAATACAACGATAGAAAAGAAACTAACGACACTAAGCCTTTCATGCGTAAAAAGTTACAAGAGTTTAACCTTGGTAGTAGAAAACAAATTGGGGAATACTTAATAGATTTTGGTTGGAAGCCTAGAAATTTTACACCTACGGGTCAGCCTATAGTTGATGAAGGAACTTTAAAAGAAATAAGTCATATTAAAGAAGCTAAACTGATAGCTGATTTTCTTCTTTATCAAAAAAGACTAGCACAGGTTAATTCTTGGATAGACGCTATGGCAGAAGACGATAGAGTACACGGGTCTGTAATTTCTACAGGAGCTATAACTGGTAGAATGACACACAGAGACCCTAACATGGCTCAAGTGCCTAGTGTTGTGAGTCCTTATGGTAAAGAATGCCGGTCTTGTTGGATTGTTGACGAGGGTAATAAGCTTGTAGGTATAGATGCAAGTGGTTTAGAATTAAGAATGTTAGCACATTACATGGCTGACAAGGAGTATGTAAATGAAATCATTAACGGAGATGTCCACACAGCTAACCAAAGACTTGCAGGACTTGAATCAAGAGATAAGGCAAAAACATTTATCTATGCACTTATCTACGGAGCAGGAGATGCAAAACTTGGAAGAATTGTTGACGGAAGTAGAGAAGAAGGTAAGAGAATGCGAGAACGCTTTATTGCTAATAGCCCAGCATTTAAAACTTTGGCAGATAGAGTTCAAAGAGCAACAACAAAAGGTTATCTCAAAGGACTAGACGGCAGAAAAATTATTTTAAGACACAAACATGCTGCTTTAAATACTTTATTACAAGGAGCAGGAGCTATAGTAATGAAAAAAGCTTTATGTTTGTTAGAAGATAAGTTAAAATTAAACTGTATAAATTATAAATTTGTTGCCAACATTCACGATGAGTGGCAGATAGAAGTAAAAAATTCCCAGTCAGACTACACAGGACAGACAGCTGTTGACAGTATTTGTTTAGCCGGAGAACACTTTAATTTAAGGTGTCCGTTAGATGGAGAATATAAAATAGGAGATAGTTGGTATGAAACCCACTAAAGAAAATAGAAAAAAGTTTGACCTAGATTTACAATACGGCTCTATTAGAGAAGAACAGATAGCAGATATGCTAACTAATAAAAAAATTGAAGTAAAATCAGAAAGGGGAATGTGGATGGAGACTGGTAACATTTGTATTGAATATCAATCTTATGGTAAACCGTCTGGCATTGAAGCCACAGAAGCAGATTTTTGGTTTCATAACTTATGTATTGACGATGAAATATTTTGCACGTTAGTGTTTGATGTTCCTAGATTAAAACAATTAATAAAAAAACTAGACTATTTAAAATCAGTAAGTGGTGGAGACCATAATGCAAGTAGAATGTATTTAGTAAACATACAAAAACTTTTTACTGCAGATGTTTTTAAAGTATTTAAAGATTTAAAGAATGAAAAAGAAAGTTGATACAATAGTAGAAGATATTTATTCTAAGATAAATATTTTATCTGAGGGTAAAGATTTAAATCTATCCCAAGACATTTTAGATTCTTTTGGTAAAGAGATGTCTAATGCTTTAGAGCATTGGGCTACTCCTCGTATTCAATCTAAAAATACTTTAAGAATGTCTAACATAGGTAGACCATTAAGAAGACTCTGGTACGATATAAACGAGGATGCTGAAGCAGAAAAAATATCCCCTAGTCTTCAGATTAAATTTTTATACGGACATTTGTTAGAAGTTTTATTATTATTTTTTGTTCGTTTAGCTGAACATAAAGTTACTGATGAGCAGAAAGAAATAAAAGTTTCAGGTGTTATGGGTCACATGGATTGTAAGATTGATGGTGAAGTAATAGATATTAAGACTGCTTCTGGTTATTCTTTTAGAAAATTTAAAGAAGGTACTTTAGGACAAAACGATAGCTTTGGTTATTTGTCTCAATTAGCAGGTTACGAAGAAGCAGAAAAAACAAAGAATGGTGGCTTCTTAGTAATGAATAAAGAAACCGGGGAGTTGACTACTTTTATTCCTGATGATTTAGATAAACCAAATATAAAAGATAAAATTAAAAAAGTTAAAGCTGCTTTGAAAAAAAATACTCCTCCTGCTCTTTGTTATCAGCCTGTTCCGGAAGGAGCTTCGGGTAATATGAAGCTACCTATGGATTGTGTTTATTGTCCTCATAAATTTAAATGTTATAAAGACTCAAATGAAGGTAAAGGATTAAGAGTATTTAAGTATGCTAAAGGTAATGTATATTTTACTGAGATTAAAAATATGCCTAATGTAGAGGAAGTTTTATGAATGGTAAAAAAGCAAAACTAATAAGACATAAATCTAAACTGCTAGTAATGGAATGGGTTAAAAGTTTGTTACCAGAAGAAGAAGCTAAAAAGGTTACTTTAAAAAATTATCAAGCTTTAGTTCCTGAAGAAAAACATGTTTATGCAAATAGAAGATTATCTGTATCAGCTTATACAGAAAGATGGTTTGCACAAAAGATTAAAAAGTTAATTAAAACTAAAAGTTTAGAACAAATAAAACTAGAGGACTTTTTATGAGTGGCTATAGAAAACCTAGAAAAGTCAGACCAATAGAAAAAGATATTCCTAAAGGATATGATTCAAAATGGGAATATACGTTACACACTTCAGTTTTAAAGGGCTGGAATCATCATACAAATAAAATAGATTACATTGTTGAACATACATACGAACCAGACTTTACTAAAACTATAAATAATATAGAATACTTATTAGAAGCTAAAGGAAGATTTTGGGATTATCAAGAGTATAATAAATATGTTTGGATAAGAAAAAGTCTAAAACCAAATCAAGAGTTAATATTTTTATTTTCTAGTCCTACTTCTCCAATGCCTCAAGCAAAAAGAAGAAAAGACGGAACTAAAAGAAGTCATGCTGAGTGGGCAGAAAAAAATAATTTTAAATGGTACTCAGAATATAATTTACCAGAGGAATTTAAAAATGAAACATAAAACTATAGGCGATATAATAAATCAGCCAGAGCATTACAATAAAGGTAACATAGAATGTATAGACGCTATTGAGTCTATGTTAAACCATGATGAGTTTGTTGGGTATTTACGTGGTAATTCTCTTAAATACCGATGGCGATTTAAATACAAAAACGGTATTGAAGATTTAAAAAAAGCTGAGTGGTACGAAAAAAAACTACTAACAGTATTAGAGACACAGAATGGATGATAAAATAGGTGAAAAGCCTTACTTAGGCATTAAAATTAATTACAACAAAGAAAGAAAACTAGATAAGTTTAGTTTAGATACTTTAAAAGATAGATACTTCTGGGAGGAAGAAACACATGCACAGGAATCTTTTGCTAGGGCTGCAGTATTTGCAGCAACGTATAAAAAAAACACTGACTTTGAATTGGCTCAGAGATTGTATAACTACTGTTCCGATGGTTGGTTCATGTTTAGCACTCCTATACTTAGTAACGGGGGAACTAGTCGTGGGTTGCCTATTAGCTGTTTCCTTAATTACGTACCTGATAGCCGTGATGGTTTATCTGCTCACTATGACGAAAACATTTGGTTGGCTAGTTCAGGTGGAGGCATTGGTGGATATTGGGGAGATATTAGGAGTAACGGTATATCTACTTCTAACGGCAGTCGTTCTACTGGTTCAATTCCTTTCATACACGTAGTTGATTCTCAGATGTTAGCCTTTAATCAAGGCGTAACCAGAAGAGGTAGCTACGCTGCATACATGGATATATCTCATCCAGAAATAGAAGAATTTATAAACATGAGAAAAGAATCTGGTGGTGATATAAACAGAAAGAATTTAAATTTACATAATGGTGTCAATCTTACTAATGATTTTTTGAAAGCTGTTGAAGAAGACGCTGATTTTAGATTAATAGACCCTAAGACTAATGAAGCTTGTAAAGTTATTAATGCTAGGTCTTTGTGGTGGCAATTAATTAATGCTAGAGCAGAAACTGGTGAGCCTTATTTAATTAATATAGATAATTGTAATGATGCTTTGCCAGTAGGACAAAAGAATTTAGGTTTAGAAATTAAACAAAGTAATTTATGTTCTGAAATAACATTAGCAACAAACGAAGAACGCACAGCTGTTTGTTGTTTGTCTAGTGTTAATTTAGAACATTATGATAAATGGGTTAATAATGAGTTATTTATAAAAGATTTAATAACTATGTTGGATAATGTTCTGCAACATTTTATTGATAATGCTATAGATACTGAACAGTTAGGTGAATACAATGCAAATTTTAAAAGGTTTAAAGGTTATGTTAAAGAAGGTCAAGAAGGTTTTACAAAAGCAGCTTACTCGGCTTATAGAGAAAGGTCGCTTGGTTTGGGAGCAATGGGATTTCATGCTTATCTTCAAGCAAATAATATCCCGTTTGAAGGAATACAAGCTACCGGCTTTAATTATCAAGCATTTAAGCACATTAAGAAAAGAGCCACTAAAGCTAGTCAAGAACTTGCTGATACTAGGGGTGAAGCTCCTGATGTTTCTGGTTCTAATATGCGTAATGCTCATTTACTTGCTGTTGCTCCCAATGCTAGTAGTAGTATTATATGTGCTGGTACATCCCCGTCAATAGAGCCATTTAGAGCTAATTGTTACACACACAAAACTTTATCAGGAAGTTATCAAGTTAAGAATAAATATTTAGAAAAAATATTAAAAAGTAAAAATTTAAAACAACAACAATTAGAAGAGATTTGGAAAGATATTTCATCTAATAATGGTTCAGTTCAACATTTAGATATTTTATCTGATGAAGAAAAAGAACTATTTAAAACTGCAGATGAAATAAATCAGATTTGGATTATAGAACATGCTTACAAAAGACAAGAGTTTATTTGTCAGGCACAATCTGTAAATTTGTTTTTTACGTTGCCTAGTGCTACTGAAGCTCAAGACGTACATGATAGCTACATGCAATATGTACATGATGTACATTGGTATGGATTACATAAGTTAAAGTCTTTGTATTATTTTAGGACTAATGCTGCTAGGAATGTAGAAAATGTTAACACTAAAATTCCACGAATTAGATTAGACGATGTGGAATGTATTGCTTGTGAGGGATAAATGAGCTTATTAAAAACTAGAGACCACTATAAACCTTTTGATTATCCGTGGATGTATGATTATTACAAACTACAAAATCAAATGCATTGGATGCCGGAGTCAGTACCTTTACATACAGATGTAAAAGACTGGCAAGATATAACTAAAAAAGAAAAATATTTATTGACTCAAATATTTAGATTGTTTACGCAATCAGATGTAGATGTTGGTGCAGGATATATAGATAAGTATATGCCTATCTTTAAAAAACCAGAAGCTCGAATGATGATGTCTTCTTTTGCAAACATGGAATCAATACATCAAGATGCTTATAGTTTATTATTAGATACTGTAGGTATGCCAGAGATTGAATATAAAGCTTTTGCTGAATATGAAGAGATGTCTGATAAACATGATTATGTTGGAGTTTTTAAACCTAAGAAGTCTGATAAAAAAACTATTGCAAAAACATTAGCAGTCTATTCAGCATTTACTGAAGGACTACAACTGTTTTCAAGCTTTGCAATCTTATTAAACTTTCCAAGGTTCGGTAAAATGAAAGGTATGGGTCAGATAGTTACTTACTCTATACGAGATGAGTCTATGCATGTTGAAGCTATGACTAAATTGTTTAGAGAATTTATTCAAGAAAACTTAGATATTTGGACAGATGATTTTAAAAAAGAACTGTACGATATTTGTAGGCAAATGGTAGAGCTAGAAGATAAATTTTTAGACTTAGTATTTGATATGGGAGACATACAAGGATTAACTAAGAAAGATATGTATGCTTACAATAGATACATAGCAGATAGAAGACTGTTACAATTAGGATTAAAAACTAACTTTGACCAAAAAGAAAACCCGTTGCCTTGGTTAGATGAAGTTATGGGTGTAGAACATCAAAACTTTTTTGAAGGTCGTGCTACTTCTTATATGAAAGCAGGTCTTAGAGGTAGACAAGACCAAGTTAACTTTATAGGTATAAATAATGAAGACGAAGGATAGGATAGAGGGAAATCTTGTAAGTTGGAAATTAATAATTGATAAGAATAATAACTATATTACTGAGCTTTCATTTTTAAAAGATGAAGATATAGACAAAATTTTTAATTATCCAGATAAAGAAAAAGTAAAAGTGCTAGTAGGACACGTAAAAAAGGCTGTTGCTCCCCTTCACGAACAATTACAAGATAAAGTTAAATAATAATTTTTTAAATAGCTGATATACTAGAGTAAACTACAGTGATAGTTATCCAAAAAAGAACGCATAAAATACAAATGCCTTCTTTGTCCACTTTTTACCTCCTTCTGTGACATTATTGTTTCCTGACTAGACTACCACCAAAATACATTCCGATGATAGCTGATACTAAATTAGTATCTAATTGGGTTATGACTAAACCTTCAAATGTTATCCATTTAAAAATTTCTACATCTTGAGTAAAGAATAAAAATCCGGGTCTAAATTGAGTATAACCTACGGTAACTAATACGTCTGGAGCAAACACAGCTACAAGTTTAGGTAATACAATAATAGAAAAAACTGCTGTTAGAGCAATAATTCTACGAGTCCATTGAAAACCTTTATCTTTATTATTACGAGCAGCTCTTACTGCTTTCATTTCAAATTCACCACGAGTAATAAGTAATCTTTGTTCTTCAGCTTTGGCTTTTCTGCTTTCTGCCCAAACACTTAACAATCCACTTAATAAAGTAGAGCCAAGCATAGTTATTATTTCAAAAGGAAAACCCATTACTTATCCTCTTTTGGTTCAAAGTGTAAACTTTTATTTATAATTTTATTTAAAGATTCCATAATACTTTCAGGAATATCTGAAACTTCTAAAAGTTGTTGAGGAGTTAATTGAATCATATAAATCTCCATTAAATCTTCGTAAATAGTTCTAAATTCTTCTCGTTTTACCCAAGGCATATTATGGCGAGTTCTTGCTTTACAGTCTATTTTGTAAGCTTCGTCTAAATCTTTTTCTCTATAAAGTATCATTGTATTCTTTTAACATTTTAGCAAACTCTTCAACTCTTGTGGGAGTTTGTTTATTCCATTTTGAATTTTTAGCTTCTTCAGCTGCTTCTTTATATTTACCTTGCTTTAAAAGTTTCCAAGTATTTTGATGAGCATCTGGGTTAATATCTTTATTCCACCAATTTGCACCTAGTTGAAAATTTACTTTACCTAATCCTTCAATAAATCTACCATCTTGTACCCCTAACATTTTAGCTTGGTCTTGGGCAGCTGTTATTGCAGTCCTAGTATCGTTGTTTATCCAAGTAGTTCTATCACTATCTGAAGACACTAAAGGTTTTCCATTTTTATCTAATAATACCGGAGCACTTATTCCGTATTTAGCACGATTTTGTTCAGTTTTAGATACATCTACATTGTATCTTTTTAGCTCATCTTTTGTTAAAAGATGTCCTATTCCTGAAGTAGGTAAACCTCTAGTATCTAAATATATATAGTTAGTTTCTCCTTCTGCATTTTTTAAATCTGTTAAAAACCTTTCAGAACTAAAATTTCTATCGGTAGGAACTTCTAATTTACCACCAGTGTTTAATTTTAACCTTTGCATTTCTATATCAATAGGTTTAGAGCCGTGATAAAGTTTTTGTCTTTCTCCCGTGTCATACTCTTTTAACATAGCTCCTGCAACAGGAATAGCTACTCCGTACTTTTTAGATATTTCAATAACTCTAGGGTCAAATATTACATAATTTTTAGAAACAGGTGTACCTTTTTTAGCAGCTCTAGTTAGCCCATCTTTATATTTTATACCTTGTATATTGTAAGATTTTAAAAACTCTTCAGCTTTTCCTACACCTTTTATTTCATTTATAATTTTTAAAAAGTCTTTTACTTTATTTCCTTCATCTAAAATAACATCTCTTATTGCTTCTCTAAACATGTCATTATCTTTGTCATAATATTTACTAATGTCTATCCAATCATCAGTATCAATATTAGAAGAGTTTCTAAAATAAACTAAATCTTCAACTTTTAAATCATCTATAATTTTATTTAAAGATTCTTGATGAGACGCACTTTGATTTCCTATATTTTTATCGTAGTCTATTAAATCATCTTCTTTAACATTTAATTTAACTTTGTAAATTTTACCGTCTTTATTTTTCTTATAAGTTTGTGCAACTTTTTCTGTGTCAGTAAAATATAAACCTTTACCAAAAACTTGGAAGCCTTCACCAGTTCCCATTTTTTCTATATCAAACTTATCAAAATCATGGGGTGAACCATGAAAAGCTTTTATGGCTTTTTGAACTAACTTACCAAATTTAAACTCTTGTCTTTCTTCTGTCTCTACTTCTTCTACTTTTTTTACACCGGATGTAACACTATAAGGCTCATTAGTAATAGGGTTAATCCTATCTTCCGGTTCTTCCTTAACTTGTGCAACATCTTCTACCTCCCCTCCTTCGTATTTTTTTTCTCTAACTTCTTTTAATTTAGCAGTTAAAGCATCTGCTTTCTTTTGTGACCTTTCTAAAATTTTATAAAGTTCATTTACTTTTTCTTCTGCTTCTTCTCTGCTTATTTTACCTTCTTGATAAGCTTTCGACAACTTGTAAAAAGATTGTCTAGCACTACTATAAACTTTACTAAATTCTTGTTGTTTAATACCTACTAATTTAGTAAATTGTTGTGGTTGTAATTTAAAACCAAATGTACTTAGAATTGCTTCAAATGGACTAAAATCTGCTCCGTACTTAGATACTTTATTATTCTCTGGGTCTTGTATTTGACGCATAGCTTTCAATATCTTTTTAGAACCAAAAGATTGTGAAAAGGGGTCATATCTAATTAATTTAGAATCTTCACCAAACAAAGGAGCAGTAAAAGCCGTAGTAGGTATATTAGGAATAAGTCTACTTAGTATGTGTTGCATCTTAACCTTTTCGTCATTACCCATTCCTAGTCCGTCTATTTTTTGTAAAGTAAATGGGTCAACTCCTGTTAGTAATGGGAAGAACACTTCTCCGGGAGCACCGAAGTTAGGAGTAATTACTTCAGGTAATTTTAAACTTTTACCAAAACCAATAGGTATTCCTATTCCTTTATCTCCTACAGCAAAAACATCACCACCCGGAATAAATCTTCTTACATCTAAATATAAAGGAGTTTCTTTATCTCTGCCTGAAACAAAAGGAGTTTTAATTAAAGTGCTAGGTAAAAAAGGAATACCAAATAATTTATTTCTTAAATTTTCTCTCATTAAAAGTCTTTCTGACTCTTCATCGCCTACTTCTTCTTTAAATCTACCAAAGTCAGGGTCATCAGAAAAATATTCAGTAAATGGAATTTTGCCCTTTCCTACTTCATTTAAACCATAAGCTAGTCCAGACCACTTTGCATACTTCCAAGGTCTTTTTACAGCAGCTTCTGCTAGTAGTGGTAAAGCTCTATAAGTGTAAGAAATAAAAGGTGTAGGAAATCTACGCATAAAATTTATAAAAGGTGCATTTATATCGTAGTCTATAAACCATTTTTTAGCATCGGCTGCAGCTTCTTGAACATTCATGCCTTTTGCCATTCTGTCCATAAATAAACCCATTCTAAATGCTTGGTCTTCTAACTGATAAAATTTATCTAGCCTACCTAGAGTCATATCATAGCCTTGTCCAGCTAATTTATTATAAGTTTCTAAAGCGTATTTTTGAGAACCAATTATTTCTGGATTTAATTCATCTGTTAAGTTTTTTAAAGCAGAGTCCATAACATCTCTTGTTTGGTCTGTTAATTCTCTACTTAATAAATCACTATCAAAGACTCCATTAGCTTTTGCTAGGTTGTAAAGTCTAGCAGATTTCTTTCCTTCTAGACCATCTGCAAGTTCTTTAAAACCTCTGTACATAAATCTATATTTAGCACCAGCTAAATCATAAAGAATAACATTAGAGATAGTGTTGTTTACATGGACAACAGGATTCCATGCAGTTTTAGATTTTTTCCAAACTCTGTTTATTGCTAAATAATTATTTAAAACAGCACCACCAGCTTCTTTTGACTTTTGTATTTTTGTTAAGTCATCATATATTTCTGTTGGTACATATTTACCTGCTAGAGTTCCAAATTTATTTATAGGTAACTTAGAGAGTTTATCTGTAGGTACTTCTGTCCAGTCATCTACATTAATAAGTTTGTTGTCTATAGCATTATTAAACTCGTCTACATCTAAAGAGTATTTTTTATTACTAGCAATACTATTGTATAGTTTATAAACAGCTAAATCATTAGTCATTAAACGACCTGTTTCAGCTACGGCATAAGCTGCGTCTTCTATCTCTCCTAAGTCGGCTCTTTCTTTAGCTGTATAGTCTCTTCTTAATTCTACTTTGTTTTTGTGTTTTAAAAGTAATTGGTCTCCTTCTTCAGCTACTACATCCCACTGTCTAATATCGCTTACGGTTTGATTTAATTTATAATCTCTATCACGAATAACTTTTTTTCTACCTATTTTGTCTGTTAGTTTTTCATATCTATTTTTGGAAACAACAGCTTCTACATCTAGCACTGTATCGTAATCGTCATATAAACCAAATGTTTTACTTGTAGGTTTAAAACTAGCTTCATAAGCTTTTCTAGAAATAACTTTATCTAGTTTTTGTCCTCTTCTTTTTAATTCGTCACCAATTAACTTTAATCTTTTTGCAGCTTTAAATTCAGATATACTACCTTTTTTTCCTGTATGTTTAACATAGCTACGATGTAAATAAACATCTATATTTTTTTGAAATATATCTGGATTTAATAATCCAGCATCTACCATTTCTTGTCCAGTCTTAGTAATTACTTTCCTAGCTTCTAAACTAAAGTTTCCAAGATTATCTATGTCGTTTATTTGCCCAGTCATTAAACGATAAACATTTTGTCTTTCTTCAGGTTTAAGAGTAGCTATTTCTTGAGCACTTTTTAAAAACTGTTGCCTTAATTCGTTCACTTCACCAAAGGTAGATTTAACTAGTTGTACATAACCTTTAGGTAAACCATAATTATCAACAATACCTGATTGTATAATCTCAGATAAAGTTTTGTCTTTTAAAGTTATTTTACCTAGTGCTTTAGCACCTACTCCACCAGCTAAAGACATTAATAAAGCAGCTGTTATTTTTTGAGCTTGAGTAGATTCTTCATCATCAAAAGCATTAAAACCACCTAGTCCACCAGCAACAGCTGATAAACCAGTACCCCAATTTTTAACTGAAAAGTTCCAAAGTCTATTACCGCCAACATCATTATAAAAGTTTTCTAAACCACCTTCTAAACCAGCATCAGGTTTTTCTTTTCTTATATTAGCTATGGCTTCATTAGTTAACTTTTCATACTCATCTTCAGATATGTTTTTACCTAAAGCAGTCTCCGTAGCTCCTTTTTCTATATTTTCTTGTTGTCTTTGTTTTAAAGTCTTAGCAAATGTAGGGTTCTGACCCATTGCCTTTTGTATACCTCTAACTATACCAGCACCGCCAAGTCCTAAAACTCCACCAATACTAGCACCAGCTATAGCATTAAAAGCTCTACTCTCTCCTTCTCCTACATATCCTAAAGCACTATAAGCTCCGCCAAGACCTGCTCCATAAGCTGTAGCCTGTGATAACTTTTTTGCTTTACCTAACCAACCTAATACCGGTATATAACCTACGGGGTCTCCTACTACTGCAGCTCCTAAATAGTATTTAAGGACTTCATCTCCATATTCTTTATTTTCAAATATTTGTTTTAGTTTTTTATCTTTCTTTTTTAATTTTTCTAGTGCGTCTTCATCACCAGTAATATTGGAAAATATCTGCTGTATACCACGAAGAGAATCCGTGATACCCATTTTCATTGCATATTTTTTAGCTTCTTCTTCTGACATTGCATCAGAAGTATAAGAAGAGTTAAAACGGTCTGAGCTACCGTAAGTTATCATAGCTACTCCTCTGTTTCGTCTTCGGACTCGTCAAATAAAGCGTTGTAACCAGCTAAACCTAGTGTTCCTAGTGTACTAATGATAGCTACTTTACTACCAAATAAAAATCTACCAGCAGCTCTAGGTATACCTGCTACTCTCTTAGCGAATTTAATTGCACCCATTTTAGGTATTAAATTATTAGCTAATTTAGTAGGGTCAATAGATTTACCTGAAGCATTTAAAGCTTGTATTGCAGCTTGTCGTAATGGAGTTTGTCTATTAACCCAGTTATTGTATTGTCTTGCATTTTTATAACCAAACATTTTTCCTTTTTTTCTTTCTTCTAAAATGTCTATCATAACTTTTTTAGTTTGTGGGTCATTAATAATAATTTTACCTAATTGATTTTTACCTAACTTAACACCTTTTTTACCAGCTTGATAAGTAATTCCAACTCCACCGGCAGCTAAAAATATTTTCTCTCCAGCTTCAAGAGTATCACCTAGTAAAGTTTCTGTAACATCCCCAGCAACAGGTATATCATTAATTGTTTGTAATATAGTTTTAGTTCCTCTACGAGTCACTTGTTTTTCTTCTATTATAGGCTCTATAGGTTCTGTTATACCGGTATTAACTAATTGTAGTTTTTCAGACTTAACATCGTAACCTAGTTGATAGTTACCTTCAGGTAAAACATCATTCAAACCTAGCTCTATTAATTGTTGTGGAGTAACTACCGGAGTTCCGGGTTTAATGTAAATACTTGTACCATTTACAAATTCTGTAGTTATACCTTCGTCAAATTGTTTTTCTAAACTTTCTGATTTAATAGGAAAGTTTCCATCAAACATTTCATTTAAGTTTTCTCTAACCCAGTTCATATTACCAATGTATTGTTGATACTTAGCACTATCGTTTAAATTTTCATCTAACACATAAGCATTTCCAACCGGATTTAAATTATCTTTAGGAACAGGTAATTGTTTTGCTGGTCCTATGTTTAGTTCTCCTCTAGCCCATTCTTCTGCATTCTTATAATAATAAGCTGGTTTAGGAGGAACTACGCCTTCATTTTCTTCTAAATATTTCTGTGGATTTTGACTATAGTTTTCCCAAGCAACTACTTCTGGTTTTAAAGTTTCTATGTCTTTACTTCCAAGTATATTATCATCTCCTGTAAAGTAATAATTTTCTTTATGAGTTTCAAAACCAGACATAACCTTTTCAAAGTTTGTATTGTATAAAGCTTCTCGTTGTAGTTCATCTAAACTTTTTTTGTAGTTATCAGGCACTGCCTCAAAAGCTGCTTTAGGAGAAAAACCCTCATTAACTTTATCGAAATATAATTGCATACCTTTACCGGGAAATAATTTTTGTTGCATTAAGGCATGTGTTTCTTCATTTATATCAGTTAGTTCTCCTCTTTCAACTAAAACTTTTTGACTTTTTGTTTGAACTACTCCATTTTTATCTGTATAAGTAGTTGTAACAAATCTAAATGTATCAGTAGATGTCCTACCCTTAGGGTCTTTAGCAGACATCTCTGTTTTTAATTCACCAGTTTTAGTCTCAACATCAAATCTTAAATCAGCATCCTTAACGATATTTTCAAAATCAGCAGCTACGGCTGGGTCAAAATTAAATAAAGTTCTAAAAGTATTGTTAACACTTTCAACTTCAGAAAACTCTTTAGTGTAAGCTTGACCTTTAATATAATTTTGTAGTTCTTCTTCAGTAGCTCTGTTATACGGACTAGTACCAAATAAATTTCTCATAATATCCATACCAGTAACTTTAAAGTTTTCTTGTAAGTCAACAAAAGCAGCAGCATGTTTTTCATCTAAATAAGTATCAATATTATTTAAATCAACACCTGAAACTCCTAAAGAATCTTGTGCAGTTCTTAATTTATTAATAGCTGCAATAGATTTTTCGTTCATATCCTTTAATAAGTCTCCATAGACCGCATCTGGATTACCTACTTTAAAAGACGTAGTAGGGTCTATATTATAATATTGTAAAATTGCATCATCTATAGACTTTTTATTTCGAGCATTAACATAATTTGCTACACTACCATTAAATTCAGTGTCTATTCTGGATAACTCGTCTTGATTTTTTTTAAATTGTTTTAAACGACTAGCCATTAAAGCTTTGTCAAATATCCCTTTTCTTTTTAGATTTTCTAAATTTTTAGTAACAGGGTCATTAATGGCTTCTTTAATAACTCCAGCTACGCCTATAAGTTCATCTAACGCATCAGGCTTATCTCTTTCAATAATATCCTTGTAAGTTGAAGTTGTAGTTATATCTTGTACTTTTGCCATTTTATACCTCGTCTGGAGCTAGTAAACTTTGTCCTTCTTTTACAGGTGCTTCGTCTTTCTCTAAAAGACTTCTAGCACTAGTAATTAATTCTTCTGGAACTTCTTCTATTTTTTCTTCTAAAGGTTTATTTGTAAAAGACTCTGAAGCTCCTTTTTTAATTTGTTCTTTAATAACATTGTTAGTTTTGCTTAAACCACTTTCTTCTGGTTCGTCATCTTCATCTTCTAAATCAGGGTCAGGTTCTTCCATTGCATCGTCTTCTTCTTCGCCTTGATAAAGTTTATAATCTAAACCTACTTTTTCTGCTAAACCGATAATCATAAAGGCAACTGACTCAACTAATAACATTAACAAATCAGCGTTCCACAAACCATCAGCATAACCATTATATAAATATGTAGTAGTTATAGCTTCAATAGTAATACCATCACCAACCATATCCATTAATGCTAAGAAAATTTCTTCTTCAGTTAACTGAGCTAAAATAAAAAGCTCTGCATCGTGCCTGTTAGTAAACCTAGGAGGACCTTCCCAAGGATATTTTTGGTCTGGAGAATTAGTCAACGACTGTCCGGGAGTCGCTAACTCATAATTCTCATAAAGTTTTACTTCTTCGCTAGTTAAATTTGACATAATTTATTTACCCTATTCTTGGCATTCCTATAGTAGGTTGTAAAAATCTAGCTGATACTTGACTCATAAATCCTGCACCGCCATAAGCTCCTGCAGAATATTGTGATTGAGCACTAGAGTAATCAGTTGCTGGACCATAACCAGCAGCAGAATAAGTATTAGCTAAATTAGAAAAGTCTGCAGAGTAGTCTGCTATTCCAGCATCTTGAACCCTACCAATATTTAAAGCACCGCTAGGGTCATATTGACTAGCTGCTCTTAATTGGTCATCAGTAGGAGCACCTTGAAACTGGTCTATAGCTGTCGCAGCTTTTGTTAAATCTCCTACTACAGCTCCTTTAAGTTTTGCTGTTCTACTAAAAGGTTCAGCTTTATCACCGATAAAAGGATTAGCAAAACCATTAACATCATTCATGTAACGTACTAAAGCATCATTATTTGTTGCTAACTGAGGGTTTGCTTTAATTACACTAACAGGAACGTCTACAGTCCTTTCAGTTAAATAATCAAGTTTTGTTGGTTGTAAAGTTTCTTTAGCAGTTGCTAACCTGTTTGGTTCAGGTAAGTTAGCAGTTTCAAACTTATGGTCAAGACCTACTACAATTCTTTCTGTAGGTTCTGAAAAAGGAGTTAATAAACTGTCAGTTTTAATTCCCTGCATAGATTCTTCAAAACTAGGGAATTTGTAAGAAGGTAATTCTAACTTAGGTAAGTTTAGACCACCACTGCTTATAGTAGGTTGTTCTAATATACTACCTTGTAGTTTATCACCAAAAGCTACACTTCTTTCAAACGTTGTGCCGTAAAGTTTTTCTGTTAAAGCTTCATTAACAATTTGAGAATTTTGTCCAGCCATTGTTTCTGCTTGAATAAAACCATTAGACTTAACACCGGTTTCACTTACAATATTTTTACCATATTTAAGATTTCTACCTTCTAGTCTCATAGCCATATTATTTTTAAAATTAGTAAACACACTACCTACAGTTCTATCAGCACCTAATGGAATTTTACCAATAGTATTACTAGCAATTCTACCAACCGTATCAGAAATAAAACCTGTTACAGTAGTGTAAGCTCTACCTACAGCCATTCCAGCAGAATGAATACCTTGCATCATTCCAGACATAGGTCCGGTTAAACCAGCAGCCCATGTACCAAAAGAACCCCATATTGCTGGTAAAGCATAAGGTGCAATAAACATCAGTGCCATCGTGCCTATTGGTCCTAGTTTATTAGCTATTTTACCAAAAGGTTTCATTACTGCTTTAAGTGCTTTACCAATAGGCTTAACAACTTTTTTAATACCTTTAAAAATACCTTTAATACCTTTTTTTACGCCTTTAAATATTTTACTAAAAAATCCCATTGTCTTCTCCTATTTAAATAATTCTATAAAACTTTTTAATCTACTCGTTGCACTAGTATCACCAGCATTTAAATGTTGGTTTCCTAATCCTGCTACCGCTATTTGTGTTTTTCGTTGCTCTGTATTGTCTGCAGATTTAAAAATTTGGTCAAACTCATCTCTTAATTCTTGCCAAAGTTGAGCTTGTGCTGCTTGTGACATAGCAAAACTATTTTGAGCATTCCTAGCATTAACAGCATTTTGTGCAGCCGTATCAATTCTATTTGCTTCTCTTCGCCAAAGAGCATTACTTTGTTGTATTTGTTGTTCGTTTTTAGCATTAAATTCTTCTCTTGCAAAAGCTTGACTAGCATTATATTGTTCAATACTAGCTGCCATTTGTGTATTAAATTTTTCTACATCTGCTAATCTACCAGCATCTCTAGCATTTGCAGCATTTTTTGCTGCAGTATTAAATTGATTCATTTGCACTTCTCTATTAGCATTATTTAGCTGTATTTGAGAATTTAAATTTAACATAAATTCTTCTACTTGAATTTGATTCCTAGCATTAAACTGACTCATTGCATTTGCAGCTGATTGATTGCTTAAAAGTGCTTGTTGTTGAGCTTGAGCATTAATCACTCCAGTTTGTTGTTCAGCACTTAAATTACTTAAATCCATCTTTAAAAAGTTTGCAGCATTTTGACTAACTAATTTTTCTGTTAATGTAGCTTCTTGTTGATTAACACTAGCAGCAAGTACAGCATTTTGGATAGTAGCTTGTTGACTATTATTTGCTTCTGATAAACTTACAGTTTGTAAAAATTTACTGTTGTTAACTGCTCTTTGTTGGTCAGCATTAAACTGAGCCATATTCATATTAAAAACATTCTGAGCATTTTGCACAGAAACTTGCTGTCTTAACGCAGCATTATTTTTTTCTTCTTGAGCTATTAATTGTCTATCTAAAGAAATAGAACTTTGTAAAGCTGTAGCATTAGCTTGAGCTAACGGAATCGCTGATTGTATTATAGCATTAATTAATCCATCTCTACCAACACTAGAAGCTTCTAAACCTCTTTGTGCTAACATTTGTTCTACTGAGGCAACAGCTGGACCAGCCCAACTAGGAATATTACCTTCTTCCATACCTTTCAATAAAGTATCTAACTGAGTAGTTACTAATGCTTCAGTTGGTAATCCTTCAACAATACCTCTTTCTTGTTCAGTAAAAGTAGTTAATTTAGCTTCTAAGGCTTGAGGATTATCTCCTAAAGAAGTTATAGCTTCTTCGCTTAATCCTGCAGTTCTTAATTGTTTTTTAGCTCTCGTAATTCTTGCTAGACTTGTACCTGCTGATTGAGCAGCTGTAGCCATAGCTTGAGGACTAATTATACCAGAAACTTGTTCTTGTAGAGCTCCTTGCTTAATATTAATTTGTTGTCCAGCAATAGTAGGAGCATCCTTAACATCTGCAAAATTAGCTATTTCAGTATCAGTTAAACCTGCTGGGTCTGATAAAGTGCCTTGAGCTGCCGTTAATGTAGGCGTAGTTGTTACTAAAGTAGTATCTGCTAGAGTAGGTTGTATTTGATTAGCAGTTGTTTGGTCAACTGTTACAGCTGTATCTACAGTCTCCATAGTTGGAGTTGCTGCAGCTTGAATACCTAAATCATTACCAGTTGTTCGTAAGTTAGTGCCTGATGCTCGTGGCATTAAACCACCATCAAGCCCTGTGCGTAACTTAGCTACACTAGGTTTAGCACTACTAGGTAAATTACCTTTAGCTGCTCGTTCCATTGCAGTTCCGGTTCTAGCTACTCTTCTGTCTCTTTCTGTTGTCATATTTGTTCTCGCTTGTTTAGCTGTTTTTTCTGCTGCTGTTTCTTCTGGGGTTTTTTGAACTGGTGGTACATAACTTGTTGTATAGTCACTATATAATTGTGGTAGTTGAGCATCATATCTTTGTTTTGCACGATATCCACCCATGCCTCCGCCTGTGGGTCTAGGATTTGTTTTAGCATGTTCAACTTTCCACTGGTCAAAATTTAACATGCCACCATTAGCAGCTTTAAATCTATAACTTTTTTTTTTCTTCATAGTTCTTTTATCTTATTTCAAAAAGCCTATCAAGTTTTTCATCAAGTTTTTCTAACCTGTCCATAACATTTTTCATATCATCTTTTAATTCGTCTTTAGTAACATATTCTCTAGCTATTTCTTCTCTAGTTTTGTTTAACAAAATATCTAGCCTTTTGGCTTCGTTAGCATTTTGTCTAATACTGTAAAGTATTGGTCCTAGAACTAATGTTATTATTGCATTCCAAATAATGTATGATGATAATTCCATTTTAATTCCTTTTAATTATTAAATTTTTTTTATTAACAGTCCTTTATGTATTATTTCCAAAGAGGACCATCTGCCCAAGCAACTAAACTTTTTCTTACTCCTTTAGTAACTGGAGTAACACGATGTAAGAAAAAAGAAGGAAAAATTAAAACTGTACCTTTTTTTCTAAGAGCTACTGGGTCTGGAGCTTGAGGTGCATAATTTGAATCAAATTCAAAATCTCCTCCTTCATAATCTTTACTATCTGAAAGTTGAACAGTCATACTTAATTTTCTGTGCTTCATAACAGGAGCAGCTAAAAATACATCGTGATGAAAACCATAATGTCCTTTATCTTCTGCTTTATAAAGTGTGTGTTGTATATCTTCAATTGTATGCCACTCTACACCAAAAGCATTATTATTTGCCTGAGTAAAAAAAGCACTTAACATAGGTATAATTTTTGCTGTACCTTCTTTTTGTATAGGTAGCCACCTTATTTTAGAACGTCTTATATCAGAAATATTACTACCACCTGATACATCGCCTGTCATAGCTACTTGTTCTTCTAAAGTACTTGCGTATTCATTTATTTGTGTAACTGTTTCTCCATCAATACCAGCTTCCCACATTTGCCATAAATTTCTCAATTTCTATTCCTATTGTAATTTTGCAATTAATAAATTATAAATCTCATCTTCAGATAATTCATCTTCATTAATAACTGTGTGAATAGAATCATCAATTTGAGGTACGAACCAATCATATCTCGGTTTATCTAATTGACGGTCTTCAAACTCAATATTATCGTAGAAATCATTTTCAAACTCTACGTCTAAGTTCTGCAGTGGTGTACCGTCTAAAACTAGATTACGTAAAGCACACTTTTTATAATTATCCCAAGTTTGGGTAAATATAATGGTTTCTACATCTTTTGTATTTAATATAGCTTTGTAAGCACTTGTTGATGTACTAGGTGCTTGTGTCTCAAGGTCAAAAATATTATCTACACACCAACTTGCACCAGCTAATACTAAAAATTTATAATCTGCATTGCTTAAAAATTCTAAAAAAGATTCGTTAAAAACTAAATGTCTAGATACAATATTTTCAGGATAATCGCCTGTTGGTATATTAGATTCATCTTTTTCATTAAACGGCTGACACGATGTATGCACAAAACATATATCACCATCTGTGCTAATACTCCAATTAATTGGATTATTATGCTCATCAGTACCAGTGTACACAGTTCTATCAAGAGTATATTGTTCTCTAATTCTTTTAACAATTTTATGCTTACAAGAAAATCTTAAACCATTAATACTTAGAATTTTCATTTTGTTTTTTTTTCTTTATTATTTTTATGAAACTGCAAAGTGCATTCTATAATAGTTTCCTACCGTTAGATTAAATGGAGTAGTAGAACCACTAAATCGATACCAACTAGGGGTACATTCACCATAACCCCAACTAAAAGAACCAGTACCGATAGAGCTTGGCAAACCTGATATTGGATTACCAGTAAAATTAGCTACATAAATAAGATTATTATTAATGTCTGTTATTGCAATACGAGAAGATGTTGTTTGTATTTCAGGAAAATAAGTACGACTTAGGTTATAATAATTTGGATGTCCTTGTGGAGGACTCACTCCACTATTTGAGTATATTGTCATAGATGTAACATTTATACCTGTTGCAGTTCCAGTATAATGAAAATAATTACCGTCATAATTCACAGGAGTTCCAGAGAATCTTATATATCCAATTGTAGCTGTATTTCCTCCATATCCACCATTGACAAAAGTCCAATTGCCTGAATTTGGACCCCAACTAGTAGACGCATAATAATTTACATTATCAAAAGTGTAAGCACTTATACTCGGATATCCCACCACATATGGGCTTGGCAAAAAGTTTGATACCCTGTAAGTACCTAGGGCTGGTGGTGTGAAACTTGAAGCTCCATACCATTCATTGAATGCCATTTGTGCTCCAGAAGTTTTACCAATTAACCCTCTAATATCTGAATCATTCATTGAGCATTGAGTGCCAGAACCACCTCCCGCTTCGACATGAAATTGATTTAGAGATATTGGTCCTGAACTAGGTATTGCCATCTTAAACTCCTCTTAATTCTTCAAGCTCTTCTTTTAATTCTTTGATTGCTTCTATTAACAATGGAGTTAATTTTGCATAATCAACTGTCATATAATCTTCGCCAGATTTAGATTCTTTAGTTTCTGCATTTGTATCAAAAGGAGCTAAATCAACAATTTCTGGTAAAACTTTTTTAACAGATTGTGCTGATACACCCACTTGAACTTTATCTATATCGTGACCAAAAGATTTTGCTAATTCATTTTCTTTAAAATAAAAAGTTTCTATTTGTGAAACTTTATCTAAAGCATTTTCTATTTTGCCTACTTTATCTTTTAATCTTTCATCAGAATAGTACGCCGTTATGTTTCCGTCAGCATAGGTATTTCCTGAAGAATCCACAAAAAACCTATCTGT